TAATATTTTTATGCCCTCTGGTTTTTTGAATTTTGATCGAATCAATATCAATCGTCATTTCAACCTGAGTTTCTCCATCATCAGGACAAGTGATATTTACATCAACAGTTTCTCCAACGGATCTTGCCCTGACATTTAAGAACAAATATTCAATGTCAAAAGTTGCAAGAGATTCTACTTTGACATTTTCAGTAAGAATACAATCCGAAAGAATTTGAACGATAGAATTTGTAATATCCTTCATATCTTCAGATTCCATTGCCATAATCAGAATTTTTTCTTCTCTTACAAGAAAGGGTCTATACTTAATCTTCTTTCCTGTAGAAGGCAATGTCAACTCATACGTTGGAGTATTAATCTTGGGTAATGGCATACTAATTGATACAACTCATATGTGATTATTTAGAGGGTTATTCTCCATATATTTTTTTAACTTCTATAGCAGCATCTCTATAACTCATACCTCTAGACTTAACTAATCGATTAATGGCATACTGCCTACTTACTCCTCCTCCAGTTTCAGCAACTTCTTGAAGATCTCTGGCAATGGGAGTAGAAACTGGTGTTGATTTTACTGGACCAGTTGAAGTTGATTTTGTTTGTGATTGTCTGACTGTTTGAGAGTTCGTTGATAATGATTTTAATCTATTCTGATATGCTGCAGATTGTTCGGCAGAAGATTGTGCAACATCCGTAAAATTATCTTGCTTATCAGGTTTAGAAAACCCAGAAATATCTATAGCATAACGATCATAATTAAAACTAACATTTACTTTCAATATATCTGCACCACCATATGAAATAGGAATGGCACTAACTGTTTTTGGAAATACATTAATAAAAGAATATTTTATTGTATTAGTGTTACCAACATTTCTTTCAAACTTTGTAATTGTCATAGTCTGGCATTTATAAGTATCGGGATATCTCATCCTACGATAATAATTTGAATTCAGGGGATTTGCTCCGTCTTGTGCATCACTACCACTACTAATAAAATCAATCCATCCCTCAAAAAACTTTATACTCTTATAATCATTATCAACATAAAAAGTAAAATCAAAGTCAGTATATAATCTCGTATGTGCAAATTCTTGAGATACTCCCATGAAGTTGTCTTTTACTTCTGCAGTTGCCAAACTAGTTCCTGGCAGTGATGCCTCAGAACAGAGAAGTCCTGCATCTCTAGAAATAAATTCTTTATCAACACCTCTTTTACTCAAATAATTTATAAGTTCTTGATTTTGTGCAAAAGTAGAAAGAGACGAAAAGTCTACCTGATAATAATTAGTCTGCGATAAGTTACCAAATAATTTTTTAACGTCTCTCGGTTGTATATTTCTTATAAGGGAACGAGCCACTCTAAATACCTACAGTGCTTACTTTATTATTAGTTATTTAGATGTCATATAAGGGAAAATATCAACCATCTTATCCTAAAAAGTATAAGGGTGATCCTAAAAATATTATATACCGTTCTCTCTGGGAACGTCGATTTATGATTTATTGTGATAAGAATGAAAATATTTTAGAATGGGGTAGTGAAGAAGTTGTTGTTCCATATCGTTCACCCATTGATAACAGATACCATAGATACTTCCCAGACTTTTATATTAAGGTCAAAGAATCGAACGGTAAGATCAAAAAGATGATCATTGAGATCAAACCATACAGGCAGTGTATAGAACCCAAAGTCCAAAAGACAAAAACAAAGGGTTATATCTACGAAGTTATGGAATATGCCAAAAATCAGGCAAAGTGGAGGGCAGCAGAAGAGTGGTGCCTAGATCGTGGTTATGAGTTTAAGGTTCTTACGGAATCAGACTTAGGTATTAAGTAATGCCAAGAAAAACTCTAAAACAAAGAAGAAATCCAACAGACGATAATAGTAATCGTGTGCGTGGTGTGATTGATAGTTTCGTTGGAGTAGAAACTGCCGATGATATTATGGAAAGTTTGATTGGAGTTTTGTCTGAAGGTGGAAAGATTCCAACTGCAGGAAAATATTACACTTTCTTTTATAATGCCAAAACACCAGGAATACAATATGATCAGTATCCTCTCGTAGCAGTAACAGATGTATTCTCTTGGGGATTCCGTGGAATTAACTTTCACTGGGGTGACAGAAGACAATATGATTACAATCAAATCGTTGGTGGACTCTACGAAATCTATGCAGAAGAAATGTCTGATGTCATAGAACTCGGTTTTGCCAAAGTTCGCTCTAAATAGTTAGAAAAAAGATAGATGGCAGATAAAAAAGTTTATCGATATCCTTATACTTTGATAGCAGAGTCTACAGATTATCTGCAGATAGATGTTGTCGAATATGAATCAATTGCACAAATTACTGGAGGTTCTCTTACAAACGTAGCAGGATCAAGGAGAAATCAGGGTAAGAATAAATCTAAAACAATATTACTCCCAATTCCTTCTAATATTTCGGATACTAATGCTGCCAGATATGGTTCTTCGGAACTGAATAGTATTGCCGGTGCTGCCATTGGTGGTATTGTGGATGTAATGGAAGCAGGTGGAGCTTACTCTAAAGGTATGGGAGCAGGTACACAGGAAGTGATGAAAAAACTCGGAGAAACTATAACAAGTATAACTGGCAAAACTGGAGGTTTAGAAGGTTTTCAAGGTTTCTTTACCAGACAACTAGCATCTCAGGCAGCAGGAATGCTCGGTGCTAATATCACACCAAGTCAACTTCTTGCAAGAACACAAGGTGAGATCTTAAATCCAAATATGGAACTCTTATTTAATGGACCAACTTTGAGATCTTTTAGATTCTCATTTAAAATGACTCCAAGAAGTCAAACAGAGGCAATTGAAATAAAAGATATTATAAGATGTTTCAAGCAAAGTATGGCACCAAAAGTTGGTAGTAGTAATGCTGAAATTAATGAAGCAGGTGCTCAAAATACATTTCTTCGCACACCAAATGTCTTTGAGTTAAGATATCGTCAGGGTCAGGGAGAACATAAGTTCTTAAATAAGTTTAAGCAGTGCTTCCTTGAAAATATCAGTGTTAACTATACTGCTGATGGAACATATGCAACTTATCCAGACGGAACACCAGTTTCTATGGTTATGGACTTAAGTTTCAAAGAAATTGAACCAGTTTATGATGTTGACTATACAGAGGTCTCAGGATCAGGAGTAGGTTACTAAAATGGGATACTTCAGAGAACTACCAGAAGTTGATTATCAATCCTTTCTTTCGGATAGTAATTCATCACAGAACTATCTGAGGGTTAAAAACTTATTCAGAAGAAATAAGTTGCGTGATGACTTGCAAAATGTATTCACTGTCTTTGAGAAATATGAAATTGTAGATGGTGCAAGACCTGATACAGTTGCAGGAGAATTTTATGGAGATTCAGAACTCGATTGGGTTGTTCTGATGACTGCAAATATTACAAGAGTTAGAGATCAATGGCCATTATCAAACCGTGATCTTTATAAGTATTCGGAAAATAAGTATGGTGTAACTGGACTAACATCTGTTCACCACTACGAAACAAAAGAAGTAAAAGATGCACAAGGTAGATTAATTCTTCCTGCAGGTAAAGTTGTTGATGAGAATTTCTCTATTCCAAATCCAAGTAACCCATTAGGAAATCTGAATCCTGTAGTTAACGTAAGTAACTATGAATATGAAGTTAGAAAGAATAATGAAAAATCTTCTATCTACATATTAAAACCTTCATATCTGCAACAATTCCTTAATGATATGAGAGAAATTATGATTTATGGACGTTCTTCAGAGTACGTTAGTGATACTGTAATCAGAACAGAAAATACCAGAGTTACAAATCCATAAAAAAGGGGAGGTTGCCCTCCCCATCTTACTCAGTCTGCTGCGAGTGCGGCAAAGTAAGAAAGTGTATCGTCATCCTCATCGACAGAAGATGAAGGTGTCAGATTATCAAGTTCATCTTTGAGATTCTGAGGAACCGGTTCTGAAGCACGATTCTGTTGACGGAACTCTTCTTCCT